TCCTACTGATCCTTTTGGAGTAAAATCGCTAGCATCATAGTCAGCTACATCTTTGGTTTTATAAATTGTAAGAGGAATTTTGTTAGAAAAAGTTTGGCCGCCTTCAACATTTTTATCACTACCATCCCATACTTGAATACCCCATTCTGTATCTGCTAAATCTAACCATCCAGTGCCAGCTGGTGGATAAGCATCAGGTGCTTCTTCGGTTGGTTGTAATTCATCTAGGTCAATGCCAGCTCTAACAATATATGCTCTGTTACTTATACCTAAGTATGAATATGCAGCTTGCAAACCGTACTCATTTAGTTCACTACCGTGAAGCATATTATTGTTTTCATCTTTTTCGAAAATTGGATCTCCGAAAAAATCAGCTAATTCTCTTTGAGAACTTATCAAATAAGGTTTACCTGCATTTGCTGAAATTGTTCCCTGTGCTATACCAGTCGCTGACGCATTTGCTTTGTTTTCGCGACTAGCAACAAATATCATTGGAATGGTACCAGGTTCAGCTGGGGTGTAAAAACTTTCGTCTATTACTTGGACCTGAACGCCGGGTGATACTAATCCTGCCATGTTTTTCTCTCCTGAATGGGTTATAAGTATATTTATCAGTTAAGAGAAAAAAATGCTGCTATTAAAGGTCATTTATAGGATATAGTTCATTACTGCATTAATTTGCTCACGAAGATAAATTATGTCTTTATTATTATCTATGACGTAATCTGCCATGGATATATCTAAAGTCATACTATTGTTTTCTTCCTTTGGCAAAATTTTAGATCTGTCTACCCATAGAGCATAATCAAAAACTTTTTGATCTTTCATTGCTATAAATTCTTTATGATTTCTTAAACCACAGTAGATATCGTATTCTTTAAAAATTTCTGTGCCTAACTTTGCTGCATTATCTTCGTTATAATTACTGATTAAATCATACCATTCTGCTCGATGGTTATGCCTATCAATGTAGCACTGTTCATAATTATTATAATTGTATTTTTCTTTTAACTTATCGTAAATAAAAAGTTTTGCACAAAATTCACTGCTACTAATAAAATTAAAGCCGTAATTTATTTTTAAAATGTCACAAACTGTATCTTTGCCGTGTCTACCGTGACCGATTACAAGTAATTTCATTCTTTAAATATAATATAAAATATATAAAAAGTCAACTAAATTAACCTATAGTAAATGTATAACCTACACCGCCTGCACCAGCAGTAGAAACTTCTTTCTCTAATTTTTCCATTTCAGCAGTAGCTTCGGACTTTAGCTGACTACCGTTTAAACTTGTACCGCCTTGCGGGCCAGCAATAGTAGCAAATTTTTCTCTAGCTTCGCCTAGCATATATTTACAACTAGCAACTGTATAATCTTTTATCCATTGATTTGCTAAGTAATCAGCTAAAATTTCTTCATCCGGTCTGTAATTATAACACATTAATAATAAATTTTCTTGCGTGCGGGGCCTTTGTAAAAGTGTTATTTTTTTCGTAGTTGAATTCCATTTAAATTCTATAAAACTACCAAACATGCGTCCGACTAATTCTTGATACTGTGTAAAAAAATTATATGTTGCTAAACCACCTAAATTGGAGCCACTCATTAGATAAGTGTTTGTATACGCTAAATTAAACGGTTCAAATAAAGTGCCGCCATCGCCGCCACCTGTTCTCGACCCTATGCTTCGTCTAAAAATTTGTCGTACTTCTATAATTTCTTTTGGCAAGGTATACTCATTTTGATCTTCAACTGTGGGCATAAAGAAGTAAGCTTCTTCTACACTATTGTCTGACCTTTGTCTATATCTATTAAATGCTTTATCTAATGCAGTTTCGTAGTGAATAGGATCTAGTTCGACATCAATCATACCCCCGCCTAAGAAGGTATGCACATAATCAAAAATTTCTTGTCTTGTAGTAGTTGCCATGTGGTTTCTCCGTTGTATTTATGTTACTAAATACAGTATGCCGAGACTTAGTTTATATAAACCTGAAAAAGGTCCTGATTACGAATTTTTAGATAAACAAATCTATGAAATGTTTAGCGTAGGCGGAACCGATATGCACCTACACAAACTGTTAGGCACAGACCTAACAGACGAACAAGTTGCTGACGGAGAAACTAATTTAACTTCGACGTCAATACAAGATCTACTGTTTTTAGAAAATAGAGACAGACGATACGAAAAAGATGTTTATACTATTAGATGTGCATATAACACAGCAGATTTAGATTTTGATCTAACACAGTTTGGATTATTTTTACAAAATGATACACTGTTTGTAACTGTTCACATTAGGAATACAGTAAAAACTATTAATAGAAAAATTATTGCAGGAGATGTAATAGAATTACCTGCAATGCGTGATGAATATGCTCTTAATGATTCAAATTTTGCTCTTAAAAGATACTATGTTGTCGAAGATGTAAACAGGCCATCACAAGGATATACACAAACTTGGTATCCACATTTGTATAGATTAAAATTGAAAAAAATATCCGATAGTCAAGAATATAAAGACATATTAGATTTAGAAAATGAAGATGGCACAACGGTAGGTGATACTTCTACTACATATGATACTGAAGTACATATTAATAATGCTATAGTTGCAGAAGCAGAGTTAAATTCTTTGTTAAGCGGCTATGATACAGCACATTTTTTTACAATACAAACAGATGAGTTGGGCAATGTAGAGTTAATTGATACCGATAGTGACGGAATATTAGACGAGATGCGCAAACCCGTGAAGTCAGGATATAAAGGATACTTACTAGGTGACGGTTTACCGCCGAATGGAACACCGTTTGGGACTGGCATATATTTTCCTACAAATGCTGAAGACGGTGACTATTTTTTGAGATCTGATTACTACCCTAACAGACTTTTTAGATTTACAACAGATCGGTGGACTGTAATGGAAGACAATGTACGACTTACACTATCAAATACAAACACTAGAGATACACAAAAAACATCGTTTATTAACAATACTAACTCTGATACTATCGCTGGCGAAGTTGTTGAAGAACGTCAAAGCTTAAGTCAAGCATTACGACCTAAAGCAGATGAATAGGTAAAACACTATGCAGCATTTTTATGACAATCAAATAAGACGATATGTTTTACAAATTACTAGAATGATGAGTAATTTTTACTGGAAAAACGGCGACGGGGATCTAAAACAAATACCAGTAAAATATGGTAATTTATCTCGTCAGGTAGCAAATCTAATTGCAGGGAATAGCGAAGCAACACTTCCTACTGTACCTCAAATGGCAGTTTATATTACAAGTTTAGCTATAGATAATACAAGACGAAGCGATAGTTCATACATAAACAAATTACATATTAGAGAGCGTAGATATGACAGTGCTGGCAACGAATACTTAGAAGCTGAAGGAAAAAATTACACAGTTGAAAGATTAATGCCTACACCTTACACTTTAAGTTTCAATGTTGACATTTGGAGTAGCAATACTGATCAAAAATTACAAATATTAGAGCAACTTTTAGTACTTTTTAATCCTAGTTTAGAAATACAAACAACTGATAATTATGTAGATTGGACTAGCTTAACAACTGTTACATTAACAAATATAAATTGGTCTAGCAAAAGTGTACCACAAGGCACAGATGATGCTATAGACATAGCTACCTTAAGTTTAGAAGCTCCAATTTACATAAATCCTCCAGCTAAAGTAAAACGTTTAGGAGTTATTACAAATATTATTACAAGTATATTTGCAGATGATACCGGTACTATAGCTGCAGGAATGACTAGACCCGAAATAAATCAGTATAATGATATAGATAATTTGTCTTACGAATCCCGAGAAATTTTAAAATCAGACGGCAATGGGAATATTATAACAGAAACAGATCCTGAAATAAGTAAAGTAGGAAATGCAGATTTATCTTTTGGTACAAATTATCAAGACTCGTCGGTGATAATTTTTGATAATACAGCACAGTTATATAGAAGTAACGGATTAGAAGACGCAGAATGGGAGTCTTATATTAATGCACTACCTTTCCAATTTAAAGATTATGTTACTACAATTAAATTACGGAGGGCAGACACCGGCTATGAAATCTCAGGTACTGTTAGTTTAAGTTCTACAGATCCAAGATTCTTAGATGTTAATTTTGATACAGATAGCGCTCCTAGTGATACTTTACTAGAAGGACCTAATGGTGTTAGGGGTAATGTTGATTATGTAGTAAATCCGCTAACATTTAATCCGTTACCTAAATTATCAGAAAATCCACGAATTTTAATACTTGAACCCATTAAAGCAACTGCTAGCGAAGACGGACCCGATGCGTGGAAAAGCAGTAGCGGAGATGATACACTTAATGCAGCCGCTGGTGATATAATAGAGTGGTCAGGAACTGAATGGGTTGTAGTATTTGATTCTACAACTGCATCATTAGACAGCACATTGATTTATACAACAAATCTCAATACACAAATTCAGTATAAATTTGATCCTGATTCCGGTGAATGGTTTAAATCTTTTGACGGTATTTATCCTCCAGGAACATGGCGATTAGACTACAATTAATTATATATAGTGTATGAGTAATATTAAATGCAGTGGTGCACTCATCTATTCAATAGCTACACAAAGATTTTTATTTTTATTTAGAAAACAAAGTAAAAATTCTAATGTATGGGGATTAGTTGGTGGTACAAATGAATTTCTAGAGTCGCCTGGCAAGGCACTTTATCGTGAAATACAAGAAGAAATAGGATCTATAGAAATATTAAAAACATTTCCATTAGAAACATTTAAAAGCAAAGATAAAAAATTTAACTATTTCACCTACCTATGCACAGTTGAAAATGAATTTATACCAAAATTAAATAATGAACATTCTGGATATGCTTGGGCAAGTTACAATGATTGGCCGCAACCTTTACACCAAGGTGTTATCAAGACGCTGCGTAGTAAAATAATAAAAAATAAAATAGAAACTATATTTACAATTTTACATTAAACGTCTATATAATCTAAAATTTTAGATTTTACAATATTATTTTCTTCTAACCATTGTACAGCTAATGTTTTAACTTTTTGATCGTTAGATTCTCTAAAAAAACTACTATCACTTAAATGATCTAAATGGTCAAACAGTTGTTTTACAGCATCTCTGTCTGTTAGTCCACTTTCTTTTATATTATGCAATATGTTCAAAACAAATACGTTACCTTCTGTTGATTGCATACCGAACGACATAATTACCTCTTATTTGTCAAAATTATGAATTGCTACTACTGGCAATGCCGGCGGTGGTGAACTAAAAAGTAAATAGTAACCCGTAGGCCTAGCAGTTCCGGTGCCTGTTCCTGCTCCGGTGGCAGTAAAAACTGTGCCGAGATTGCTATCAGCTGCGCCAATTAGTGTAAAATCTGTTGTACCAGTTGCAGTTATTATATATTCAGTACTTACTACAAATGCACCAGCAGTTACTTCCTGACCAGTGCCTACACTTGTTGGGTTTTGAACCATAGTATAATTTGTAGGGGTAAGCTGTATTACATTATCTGCAAACACTAGAACATTTTGAGCTGCTAATGGTGCTTGATAATCTGTATCACCACTATCTAAAGGTCCAAACAATGTTATTACTGCATCTCCGTTACCAAAATTTTGTTGTACAATTGTAGTAGGTTCTTTAAAACGCATCTTGCGTAAAGATCCGTTTTGATAACATTCAAATTCATTTGTATCAGTGTTATATCTTATGTGACCTTCTGTATAACTAGTAGTAGCATCTGCTGTAGTACCTTTAGGAACAAGCATCATATCTGTGCTATCTAAGACTATTTGGCCATTTACATCGTAAATTATACCTTTGCCTTCTACCGCATCTTGATTTGTAGTTTGACGTTTTAAAAATCTCATTATGCCACCATGTAACTAATTGTTGCAGACAAGCTAGTACTAGAATTGTTAAAAGATACCACGTCAGTTTCTTCTAAAATTATTCGGCTCATATCCCAAACAAAAGTGTCAGCTGCATCTACAGTTATAGTGTTAGCAACTCGATTTTCGTTATCTATTGCTTCACCTGCTGGTCTAAAATGTAAATCAAAAGTTTGTGCAGACCCAGAATTATTACATACAACTATGTTTAACACTGCATACTTAGTGCTTGCTGGCACTGTTAATATATCTGTTGATCCTGCTGCTAATGTTGCATTTGCAATTGCCATTTCTTAATCCTTAAAATAACATTGAATATAACAATGCTTTGTTTTTACTTATCAATTCGTCGTTAGTGCTAGATTCGTTTATATAATATAATCCAGTGCCACCGGCAGATTCAGAATCACTGTATAACTTTACACCCTCAATAGGCGGTGCAGCATTAGGCAATGTTGCATCTTCTGCTTGAAACGGAAATGAAGTGATTATAAGTGCATCATCTATACGCACGCTTCCGGCACCACTTGCACTTAATACTAAATCTTGATTTGTACTATCGTCATTTAGTGTTGTAATTTGATTATCTTGAATTTTTATATTATATAATTCTGATCTGTTGCTAAAAATATTTCCTATTACTGTACCATCAACTGTAAAGACAACTTTACTTTCAACAGCGTTAGTATCAAAATCTGATGCAGTTACACTAGTGTCAGCATCACTTATACCTGAAGATGACGATCCTGATAATCTAAAAGTTATAATATCGTTTACAGCTTTTGCATTTGTCAAAGCATCGTCATTCAAAATATAAGTTTCTGATTGAGCTGTTGAGCCGCCAGGATCTACAATTACACCGCCCGTATATGTATAAACATTTTCTTCGTAATTCGATTCACCAGACACGTCTATTACACTGTTTGGCGTTGTAATATATAATGCACTATCTGAATTAATACTAGATAATGATAAAGGAACAAAGTTTCCACTATTGTCAACAAAAGTAAAAGCACCAGTGCTAGACACACCGCTAAAGTAATATGCAGAGTTTTCGTCGAATAGTATACTTACTGATCCGGATGTGCCTCTATCTATTTGAACACCAGCTGTTCCTAAGGTTACTCCGGCGCCACTTTCGCCATTATTTAATATGATAGTATTATCTGTTATCGTAACGTCAGTTGATTCTACAGTAGTAGTAGTTCCAAGTACTTGTAAATTTCCTTTTACTATAGTAGTGCCCTGTATAACTCCGCTATCTCCAGACGTGTCGAGAGTAATAGAGCCATTTGCATCACTATCAACTATGATTTTATAATCATCGTTTACAACCCGTACTACTTTTGACATTTACTTTCCTTATACTTTAATAAAAAATGTAGATTTATAAATTTGTGCTAAGACAGCACCGAAAGGTATTGCCTTAGCACTTTTTATTCAGCTACCTTTAAGCAGTTTCTACAAAGTCGGTATCATCACCAGTTGTTAAGGTGTTATCGTCATCGTCACCAGCTTCCTCAACTTGTGCTGCACCGTCTACAACAGATGTGCTAAAGTTCCATGCTACTGACTGCCCGTCGTAAGCATTTGATCCTGCTGAACCTGCCGGTGCTACTAAAGTTGCTTTACGGCCAGCAATTTTTCTTGCTAAATATGTTTCAGCATCATCCATTTTAAATGAAATGGACATTTCGCCAGCTGATAAGTTTGCCGGCACATCGTCCCATACTAAAGTACATGTATATTCAGTATCGCTTGCTCCAATAGGAGCAACTACAAACTTTTTGCTGCCTCTTTGTTTTACAATATGACCTTCAACGACACTACTACCGTCGTGAAAGTTTACTTTGATTTCGTTACCTGCTGCTGTAGGTTCTCCAAAAAATCTTTTGTTAAGTGGACGTCCCATTGTTTTCTCCTTGTTGACGTTCTAGGTCTACGCAGTGGGTACTGCATAAGTCCTCATCTAGAGGTTCTCTCTATGACAATAGTATTTATCAACATAAGAGGAAAGGTATACTAGACTAGTATACCTTTCAATCAAAGCTTCAGTGACACGTTCCTCGAACAAGAGAGCTATCATCGACTTTAAAATATGATAGGCTGGACTAAGGATTACCAGCAATCGCCTTTGTAGATCCTGTCTATAAAGCGAAGCCTAGCATCGAACAGTTACTTTCGAAATACGCATCTTCATGTCTCCATGCTCATGCGCTGCCACTACAGCTACTAGCCAAGTTACTGC